TTTCCGCCGTGGCGCGCGCACGTCCACGTCGAGTCGGCCTCGGCGGTCGAGTGCGCGCACGTTCGGCAGTTCACTTCCTTCGTCAGCTTCGACCCGTGGCAGAGGTCGTGGGCGCTGCACCATTTGCACTCGAACCACGTCGGGTCCGCGCTAATAGGCGGCGGCATCTCGTCCTGGAGCGCGATGCGTTGCCCGCGCTCGACGAAGCGCTGCGCGCGTTCCTTGTCGAGCTCCACGCGCTCGGTGTAGATACGGTCGTCGTCCTTGCAGACGGCGACGTAGAGCGCGCGGTCGACGCCCGTGCCGAGCATGTACGTCTGCACCTGCGCGAAGTGCTTAGGCTGGGCCTTCTCGACGCCGTCCTTTTCGAGCGTGTCGAAGGATTTTCGAGCGTGCGTCTTAATTTCGAGAACGTGCGCCTTCTTCGGCGCGTCGGGCACGCCTGCGGTGATGATGCCGTCGATGGAGCCCGAGACGTGCGAGCCGAACTCGACGCGCGTCTGCGCGGTGCCCGTCGCGCGCACCTTCATTCCGATCGCTTGCAGGTCGGCGACGACCTGCGCCTCTTCGTTGTGGCCTCTTCGGAAGACGCGCAAGATGCGGCCCGGAAAGTTCTCGCGCACCGCCCAGCGGAAGGCGAGCCAGAGTTTGCGGTCGCACTTCTCGCCGAGCGTACTCGCGCCCATATGCGGGCGGAAGCACTCGGCGTGCGAGACGCGCTTCGCTTCGTGTGCCGCGTCGATTGCGGCGGCGATGGTGTGTTTTGGTTCGGGGATCTTCATGGCTTCATCGCCTCCAGCACTGCGATGCGCGCCTTCAGCTCGGCGATCTCGCGCTCTGCTGCCTTGCGCGCGTCGTACTCGTCAACGAACCGCTGCTCGGCAACCGCGATGCGGTGCGCCCACTCGGTCTCGCCAACGGTGTACGTCGCGCGGCCCTCCAGCTCCTCGATGTAGGCGAGGAGCGATGGGATGTCGGTGCGGGCGTAGCGCTGGAACTCGTCCGTGTCGGCGAACGAATGGCCGCGCTTTTGCCAGCGCGCCCGGATGGCGTCCAGGTCGGGGCGGGTCATGGCTCCTCCTCGCCCGCTTCCGCGAGCTGCCTAAGGTCCGTGCGCATGTCCGCCGAAAGCGCGCGCAAGAGCTTCTGCGCGTGCTCGTAGGGCAGGAAGAAGCACGCCTGCTCTTCACCATCGGTCGTGACGATGACACGGAACGAACGCCGGTCTCGGTGGTCTTCGTGACCTGCCTCGAACGTGATGCGCACGGAGGCTGCCTTGCCGGAGCAATCGTTGTCGCCGATCATCGGGATGTGGTCGAAGTAGCCCATCACGAGCCTCCTTCGATCCACGCGCGCAGGTAGCGCATGGCCTCCACGATGCGATGCGAACCCGCTTGACCGGCGAGGGAATACAGCACCTCCACTGCTCGGCAGTCATCAGCCGTAATGCCTGACGTGCGCAGCGCGCCGGTCAGCTTTTCCGCTGCCTCACGCTCCTTGTAATGTTTGCGAATCGCGCGTTCGCCGATGGCTTGATCATCGTTCCATTGACTGTTGCTCATATCTCCACCTTCTCTCCAGCTACAATCTTGCCGCGCGCACGCAGCTTCTCGGCCTTCCAAATCCGGCGCAGGAGCGCGAAGCGGCTGCGCATCGGTAGCCTCGTGTCGAGGAGCCACGCGTACGTCAGGCCCATGCGTCGGAGCTGCACCGCGTTCTCTGGGTCGAGCAGGCGCGGGTCATCGTGCGTGTGACGCTCGATGCTCGCTGGCCACACGCAGCGGAGCCCTGGGCAATCCTCGTCGATGCTCCAGCTAGCCGTACCGGGCGCGAGGATGAGGCGCATGGATGGCGCGTGCTTGCCGCATCCTACGCCGTTGTCGTGGCAGAAGAGGCTCATGGCTCCTCCGGGATCGGCAGGGCGCTCAGGATGGCGTCAAGCTCATCGCCTCGGTGATTGGCGCATACCAATGCCTCGCGCGCACACGCCCCGCGCATGGCCTCCGCGCCTCGGCGGTACGCGTCGGCAACGGATGCCCGCGCCTCGTCGCGCTCGCGCCGATACCCGTCAATCAGCGCGCTCAGCGCCTCACATTTTTCGCAGATCATCTCGTCCGTCCTCCCGGCGCGCACATCGCGCACCCGTTGATTCGCCGACCGTCGCGCACGCGACGGAGCCAGCACTCCCATACGCTCGAGCGGAACCGGCACCGCGTGCACTCGACGGCAACGCGGCGGCGGTCCGCATAGGAGGCGGGGTCGCCGGCGTGCGTAATGCGATGCACGCCGACGACCTCGCCAACCGTGAACGCGAGCTCCCTGCGGTGCCCGCGCACGAACCTCACGGCTTCTTCGCCCAGGGCGGGGCGGCCTTCGCGGGCGGGGCGGCCTTCGTCGCGGCTGGCGGCGCTGCGCCGTCGAGCGACTTCGAGCCGCTTACCTCGTTCGATGCGTCGTAGCCGTTCGCGGCCTCGCGCACCTTCACCTTGATCGACACCGCGCTCCCGATGAGCTCGTCGGTGTCGCCGAGGCGGGGCTTCCCGATGGCGCGCAGGAGCTCCGCGAGCTGCTGACGCCCGATGGTCTCCGCCGCGGAGTTCGCGTTGCGCACGTTGTAGTTGCTCCAGACCTTCCGCCCAGCGGGGTCGCTGACCGTGAACTCCACGCGGAGGTAGCTCCCCGTCCCAGTCTTCGTCTGGCGCACCTCTGCGCCAGTGATGCTGGCCGTGTACCAGCCCGCGGGCAGGAGCTCGAAGGAGCGTTCGGCTGCGGGGACTTCGGATGCGTCAAATTCAAACTGAGCCATGTTACTTGGATTCCTTGCGGGTGATGGTGAACGAGGGACGACCTGGGGTCGTCGTGATTGCGCCGAGAAGCGGCGCGGTGATGGTCTGCGCTGCGGCCTTCCAGGCGGCGGCGTTGATGTCCGCCGACCAGCGGAAGAGCGAGGAGAGGTGGTCCGAGAGCCCGTGCTCGGCGGCGAGCTCTTGCAGGCGGTCGGTGTCGATCTTGCGATTGAGCCGCCCGACGACCTTGATGGCGAAGCCCTGCTCGGTGCTCGCGTTCGTCGTGCCCTCCTTGCCCTCTGGGATGGCGAGAAGCTCAACGAGGCGGTCTTCGATGGTGCGGCGACGAGCGACGGCGATTGCCTCGTCCTGCTTGGCGTCAGCCCATTGTGCGGCGAGGGTGTCGAGCTCCTGCGTCATGCTGCCCCCCCGATCTTGCGGATGACGCCCCCTAGGTCGGGCGCTTCCCAGGCGTCGAGCCGCCCGGAGCGGTCCTTCGCAGTCCACAGCCCGTCTGGCGCGCACATGAGGGCGCGCTGCGGGTTGCCGTCGGCGTCCTTCTCGACGCGGAGCGCGAGCACCTCGTCGAAGAAGTACGGCAGCGCTTGCCCGGTCTTGTTGCCCGGCATTGACGGGGCGTAGCTCACGCGCCCCATCTCGTCGGCGGACTTTTCGAGCTTCGCCGACATGTACACGTTGCGAGGCAGGTCGCGGAACGCGCGGATGAGGTCCGTCATCTGCTCCTGCATCGCGCCGTACGCCTGACGCGGATCCTTCGCGACCTTCTTCTCGTGATTCAGCACGACTTCGGCGATTTCGCTGATGGAGTCGATCGCGACCGACTCGAAGGCGCGGGCTTCGTCGGATTCGGCGACCCAGGCGAAGGCTTCGTGAAGCTCCGCCATCGTCGAAACCTCGACGTAGGGCAGGTCTTCGCCGACGAGCGAGAGGAGCCCCGCTTCTGCCGAGATGATGACGGGGTTCGGCAGGGTGCGGATGAGGGTGGTCTTTCCCGCTCCGGCAGCGCCGAAGACAAGGAGCTTGACGCCGTTCGCGTGCGCGTTCGACGTGCGTTTGACTGAGATGGCCATTGTTGTCTTTCTCCGCCGGTCGGGTGATTCCGGTTGGCGGGGTGCGCGCATCTTGACCTTTGCGCGTGCGCGTGTCAAGAATGTTTTTCAAGAAAGGTTGAAACGAGATGACGACTGAAGAGGCAATCCAGCATTTTGGCGGACGGAAGGCGCTCGCGGACGCGCTTGGGGTGTGGCCACAGGTCATCTACCAGTGGGGCGAGCGGCCTCCGATGGGGCGGCAGTACGAGCTCGAAGTGAGGACGAGCGGCGTGCTGAAGGCGGACCGGGAGGAGGCGAGTCGATGAACATTGGGCGCGAGTCCTTCGAAATTCATCGTGGCGACGGAAGCGAGATGTCTTTGCGAACCGTCGTCAACGCTTACGCCAGCGAATCGCGCGCACTTCGGAAGGCGGCGAAGTACCGCGCTGAAGGGCTAAGAGTCTGCGTGTTCAAGTTCGCGAGCACGGAAACGGTGGAGAAGATCGATGGCTGACCTCACCCGCTACTTCGGAGGACAAGCCTTCATCCCGGCGAACGTAACGCCGCTCGTCACGCCGGACCCACCCGAGACGCAAG